TTCAAAAGCAGAGGAATGTTAGTTGATTTGGTAATTAAAGGGAAAAATAAGACAAAAGAGCAAAATAAAAAAGAACATATCGTGCTAAATGAAGTAAGTGGATTGGATTATTGTTTGAATATGATTGAAGATGTTGTAAATAATACAACATTACCGCAAGAAAATGAATATCAAAATAAAATAAATGAATTAAAATGCAAAAATGAAATACTCAATATTAGATATGAAAATTCCCTTGATAAATACAAGTTATTGGAAAAAAGTTATCAGAATTTAGAAGAAACAAACAAATTATTAAAGGAAAAATTAAATAAGAGACATTCATGATTATTATGTTATGTTATTTTCGATAAAATAATCATATGATTTCAAAAAATTGAAGTCATATGATAACTATATTGATTATAATTATTTATCACCCACATTTTATTAACATTATACGGATATTATCCTGTATTTGGTTGTAAAAATATTATTATCATACAAATACTAAATATTTGTCTATAAAAAATAAACAGGGAAAACAAGGGAGATCTATGGGGAATATAATATTCATGACTGTTCATTTTAGGGAGGCTAGGGAGACTTATTTAAAAAAAAGTTATGTACTAAAATTGCATTAATTATAATTTGTAAACATAATTTTATTAGATAAATATTCAGATAATTTTTTTACTTGAAAAATCCTCCCTATTCTCCCTAAACAAAACACTTGTCAATAAATTTATTATTATCTGACATTTATTGGCCTCCCGTGGCCTCCCTTGTCTCCCCTTCTAATTTTTTTTTGAGTAAAATACATTCTCTTTTGAATTTAACTGCATCATTCAATATATGATTTTTAAGATTTTGTTCCATAAGTAACTGTTGTTCTAATTCAAATATAATTAATTCTTTTTTTTATGTGATATATATAATTTTTCTAAAGCCATTGCTAATTCATCATATGGTACAAATTCTTCATCATCATGCATACCTGGAAATAATTCTTCATTATCTATTTTCATTATATATACTATAGCCATAACATATTTATTTAACTATACGATTTACATCACTGGTAGTATCTTTTAGGATATTTTTTGGATTATTTTAGGTATATTTTCAGTAACATACATAAATATTGCCCACATTATATCCCCCTTATCTTTTTTCATTTATTTACATAAATCCAGTAATCTTAACAAACATTTTTAGATGATATCTTGCATCATACCATCTAAAAATTGACATTATATTCATTTATTTCTGACACGTTTTTTTAGTCCCGCTACTTCTAAATCTTTTTCAAGCATTATATTTTTGTATTTCAACTCATTTATTTCATTCTGATATTTTAATTCACTTATTTCATTTTGATGTTTTATTTTCATTACTTCTATTTCATTTTCTAATTCCTTGATTTTATCAGCCAATACTTTAACATGTCCCAAATATTTGTTCGATACATTTTTGAATTGATCTATGATAAAATTTCCTGCTTTTTTATCTTTAGGGAAAATTATTAATTCGTTATATTTTGGATGATCCATTTTGTGTCCCAATTTATCTAGTAACATAAATAATTCTGTTTCTGCTTTTGATGTGTATTGTGGATCGATATAGTTGTGCCACTTTAAACATAAATTTGCTCCTGGTAATTTTCCGTATGTAGTATTGTGTTCATTTATACGTCTTGTTAAATCAATTGTTTCACCTCCCTTACATACAATATCATCATCATGGTATTTTTTATCTATTTTTAGGGTTGCTCTTAAATCTTTCACTTTACCGATACTAAATAAATAAATTGTTGGTAGTGTGCTAGATGTGGTGCTAAATACTTCTTTAACAATATTTGCAGATATTCCCATAAGTTTGGATGATAATTCATTCTTTTGATCTTGGGTACCAAGATGTGCTGTAAAGAGAGTCTTAGTAGCCCAGTTAATAAAATTACCTACAGTTTTATTTCTAGATACAAACAATACTTTTAATAGTCCTTGGTATGTTAGGAATAATTTTTTGGACAAGGGTTTTTTACTTTTTACTTTTTATTTTTTCCATAATTTATGGAATTTTTATCAATGTAAAAATATTGATAATGAGTATTTTCTTCATATCCTGAATTATTTTGCATTAAAACATCATGCAATTTTTTCATACCGAATCCCATAGCCACATCACTGACTCTAAAATAACAATTATCATGATCTCTTGTTCCACGCACTTCTATCTCAATAATATTACCTGAATTATCTTTCATCTTTTCTTTCTTTGTCAACTTAATAATTCCTGGTGCAATTGTTATTTCATTATCTTCTTCTTCACTATCATCATCATTATTCTCATTATCACTATCGTTGTCCTCATTATCACTATCATTATCTTCATCATCACTATCATTATTTTTATCCTTTTTTGATTTTTTTGGAAATATATTTTTCTCGACATAGTCTGATTTTATTATTATTTTATCATATTTGCAACTTTTATCACTGCTTTTTATCCACGATTTTCCATTATGTCTTACAAACATATAATTCTTTTCACTTATTTCCTGATCTTCTACTAATCTTCTGCCATTAGTGTATTTTTTTAGTCCTGGTAAATGAAGTTGAACAATATCATTACCAAAATAATAATCTACTCCTTTTATTTTTATTTTTTCTAGGTTATTCATTTTTATAAAATAGTTGTATGATACTATTATTTTTAATATATACATATTTCTTTATATCCATTAAAAAAATATATTACATGGTTAATTTTTTGAAATATTAAATAAAATCTTGTCCCAAGGCCAGGTTAGATAATCTAATCATATTATCTAAAAATTGACATCATATGTTTGCCATTCTAATAATAACTCTAAATAATTATAATTTAATAATCTGCACAGGTTTTTTACAAACACGACTATGTATTCTCCTATTTGTTTTAGAATTATATCTTGATTTTTGTTTCATATATTTGGGTCTAATATCATAATATTTTTTGGGTACATTTTTTTTTGACACATTATTTTTGTATCTTATGTTTTTTTTGTACCACGAACATAATTTTGGTATTTCACTAAAATTGTATGGTTCATCATTTTTTGTCATTTCATCACAAAAATTATGAAAACATTCTAAACCATTATGTGCATCGGTGTCCGTAAACAATTCTGAAATAGGTTCAATCGAATTTGTTATAATATATTCGTTACTTGATTGTATTTTTTTTATAAACATTTTAATCTCCTTTTTAATATTAAGTTTATCATTTAATCTAAGCATATGTACATTCATACTTGCTGCATAATATTGTTTAATTATATCGTTTGTATGACTCATTTCAAAATTATAAAGATTATTTGTCTTGAAATGTTGTCCTCCGTCGAATTCTATAACAAAATGATAAAAACATTTATTGATCAACATCATACAATAAAAATCATATTCTAACACATTTTTATTTCGACAAAAAGGCCATTTGTATCCATAATAGTAATACAAATTATTTATTTTGTCCAAATATTTCATGATTCGTTTTTCTCCGTGAGAATATTTTTTCGTACCTTTTGAATAATTTATTTTATTTGGTAATTTTACACCTTCTTGTATATATTTATTATTTTTACACATATTAGTCACATCTTTTATGTATTGATTATTTATTTTACCTAACTGTTTTTCTATTTGAATTTGTTGCGCCCTTAATTTACGAATATGACAATATGTTTTATGATAATTTATTATATTACGCTTACCTAAATTATAATATTGTTTATATGGAACAAACATTTCTATTTTTTTATGCAAATATTTTGTGCTCAATAAATCATTCCATGAGTGAGCTCTATAATCATTATTCAGATCAAATGAAAATTTATTAAATCTAAACACAAAATATATAATTTTCAAACAAAAATCAATATCATATTTCAAATTTCGTATTTTATATTCATAAATTGCCAATTCTTTCTTGCATTTATTAGTCGCATTTGAATATTCGATAATCCGATTTTGAAGTATTTCTTTTTCTTGTTCTTTTTCTAATTGTTTGGAACAATTACTCAGATACTCATTATAATACAATTCATCTAGTTTATAATAATTATTTTCAAGATAATTATTTGCTATTGGTTTGTGATTTTTTATTATGTCTGATACAATTGATTCAATTTTTTTGTTGTTATTGACTTTCATAATCTAATGCTTAAAATTGATAAACAATACATAAATATTGTTTATCAAATTTTTATAAATATTATAATTTTATTATATTGTGTTTTTGTTTTTTGATATTATTTTGTATATTAAAACCTTTATTCATAACAACACGTTTGCTTTTTTCTCACTCAATTTCTAGTTCAATATTTTTAACACGTGTCTGAGTTTCAGAATCAATTTCTTTTAATCACTTCACTAAATATTTTATACCATTGATCCATTCTTTTATATTTTTGTGTATGCATGAATCTTCTGGACATTGTATTATTTTTACCATAATATACCACAACATCACCTATTTTTACAGGAAAATTAGTTTTAGTTTTGGTATATGGAACAATTGACACAATATCATTTTTTGTTTTAAAAACATCTCCAACATACATTTTATCTATATTACAATATCTGACACGTATATTTTTTTCAAAATCGGACGACAAATATACAAAATTATCATCACCAAAATTTTTAATGAATCCACCTATTTTAAATACACCATTTTTATTAAAATATGAAATAAGAGATCCAATCGGATATTTTTCTAATTCTTTTTGTCTTTTAATTTCTTTACGACCATTTTCTATCAAACTTTCTATTTTTGCAGATAACATTGCTTTATTTTTATTAATCGGCTCTATTTTTGTTTCAGTTAATTTTATTTCATTTGATTTTGTCTTGCTCGTTTTGGTAGTTTTATTCATTTTGGTAGTTTTAGTATTTTTAGTAGTTTTGCTATTGGCATTATTTTTTAACGTTTTTGACATTTTAATATTATTCGTATTATTTTGTTATGTATATCTATTTTTTATTCAATTTTATTATTTCAATATTGCAATATTACAATATATATAAAGAATAAATAAATAAATATAAATATCAAAAAATGATAAACCAAAACAATTTAATAAATAATATAGAAAAATTAGATACAGAAAAATATATTAAAAAAAGACTCGAAAGA